CAATCGCGCACTTTTTCTATGTTCACCCTTTTTCTGGTGTAGCCTAGAAACCAAGAAAACAAAGGGAGAAACCTACTTTGCCCAACCCAGCCAAGCCACTTGAGCAGAAGCGACTGCTCGGAAACCCAGGACACCAGACTTTGCCGAAGGAAGGCGAGCTTGCTGCCATTCCGCCAGCCAAGCGCCAACCCGTAAGACCACTCGGTCTGCACGGCGGTCAGCTCTGGGATGATGTCTTCAAATACGGCGTGCCTTGGATTGGTGCGGTAGATGTCCACTTGCTTCAGATGACCTGCGAACAGCTAGATCGCCGAGATGTCATTGAGAGCCGTTTGGTCGAGGAATACGACTGGCACTTGCTAAAACAGCTAAATGACATAGAAGCCCTAATTGCCAGCAACTTAGGCAAACTCGGTTTCTCACCCGAAGCCCGTACCAGACTCGGTTTGGCAGAAGTCAAGCGAGAAAGCAAGCTAGAAGAACTATTTGCTAGAAGGGCAAAGCGTGAGCTTGAAAAGGGCAGTAAGTGATTACTGTGGTGACTGGTCCACCCTGCGGTGGCAAAACTACCTATGTTAGAGAAAACGCTAATAGTGGCGATGTTGTTATAGACATGGACAGGCTGGCTCTTGCCTTGACTACGGAAGATGTCGAGGACTACGACTACTCTGACTCGGTTCGCTCAGTAGCCATAGCTGCTCGAAAGGCAGCAGTAAAACAGGCAATCATTGTGGGTCAGGGTCAAAGGAATGGAACTTGGATTATCCACACTGACCCGAATGTAGATGACAGATACGCCTATCGTGTAGCTGGAGCTAAGTTTGTTGAATGTTCGCCAGGCTTACAGGTTTGCCTAGAGAGAGCTAAGCACAGACCGCTCAAGAACCAGAAGAAGATTGACAAGGGAATCAGGGACTACTATGCCATCCGTTAGTAACTGGCCCCCTGCCTGGCTTACCCCTATTCCTGATGAGATGCTTCGGTTAGGCGAGGGAGAAGATGTAATTGACTTTGCCGAGGCGTTTGGAATTATTACAAAAGATTCCATAGCAGGCAAAGCAGGGTCCCCGATGGACCTGCGTGATTGGCAAGAAGAACTACTACGCAATCTGTTTGCTCACGATGACAAAGGCTTGAGGAATCGGCTTAGTTATGTCGGGGTTCCAAGGAAAAATGGCAAAAGTTCGCTAATGTCGGTTGTTGCTGCCTACGGTCTTGTCGGCTCTGCTATACGAGGCGCTGAGGTTTACTCTTGCGCTGCCGACAAGGATCAGGCTCGGTTAGTATTTGCCGATACCAAGAAGCTCATTGAGCAAAGCGAGCTTTCAGAGATGTGCAAGCTATACCGAGATGCTATTGAGGTTCCAGAGACAGGTTCAGTTTATCGCGTGCTTTCAGCCGAAGCTTATTCCAAAGAAGGCCTTTCACCGACAATGGTTATCTTTGACGAGTTGCACGCTCAGCCAAACCGAGAGCTATTTGATGTTATGTCTCTGGCTCAGGGTGCGCGAGGAAACCTAGCAACCCTAATTGCCATCACAACCGCTGGAGTCAAGTCAGATAGTTCAGGACAAGATTCAATCGCCTATTCGCTGTATCAGTATGGGCAGAAGGTAGCAAGAGGCGAAATAGATGACCCAACTTTCTTTATGGCTTGGTGGGAAGCCCCACAAGAGTTTGACCACACCGACCCGAAGACTTGGGAACTAGCTAATCCTGGCTTTGATGACATCTGCGCCAAAAGCGACTTTGAGTCAGCCGTGCTTAGAACACCAGAGTCTGAGTTCAGACGCAAGCGCATAAACAACTGGGTTTCCAGCAAGGATGCCTGGTTGCCAGCAGGATCGTGGGACCAGTTGGCTGTTCCAAGCGATTACACCGAGGATGACGAGTTTATCATTGGCTTTGACGGTTCCTGGTCAAATGACTCAACCGCTGTGGTCGGAGTTCGATTGCCAAGGCACGAAGACGATAAGCCTCACCTCTTTATGATTCAGACTTGGGAGAAGCAACCCGAAGATGACGCAAGCTGGCGAGTGCCAACGCTTGAAGTTGAGGATGTCATCATTCAGTTCTGCACTAAGTACAGGAATGTCCGAGAAGTAGTCTTTGACCCGCCAAGGTGGACTAAGACGATGGTGATGCTTGAGGAGATGGGCTTTCCAGTAGTCGGCTTTCCTACTTTCTCTGCTGCACGCATTGTTCCTGCCTGCCAAATCTTTTACGATGCTGTGACCGAGCAAACCATTACGCATGACGGCAATCCTGTGCTTACTAGGCATTTAGACAACGCTGTGGTCAAATCTGACAGATACGGCAGAAGAATTACAAAAGAGTCAGCAGGAAGCCCAAGAAAGATTGACGCGGCGATTGCTGCCGTTATCGCCCTAGACAGGTGCATAAACAGCACTAAACTAGAAGATGAACTATCTCCGCAATTCTTCATTTAGGTTGGTAATGACAGCGACAATTCTGCAAGCACTAGGGATCTTGACGATTAGCGCAGGTGCGGGTTTACTTTTTCCACCAGCAGGTGTGATTCTTTTAGGTATCGGCTTACTTGCTTTTGGCATAGCCGTTGAGCGAGGTAAGTAATGCTAAATAATCTTTTTGAGAACAGGTCAGTAAGCTTTCAGTCAATCTGGGGTTCAGGTGAAGTCTGGCAGCTAGACACATCTGCTGGTCAGATGATGAACACTCAGAAGTCGCTAGAAATCTCTGCGTTCTTCTCAGCAGTCAGTCTTATCTCTGACACAATCTCAACTTTGCCTATCGAGGCGCATGTTCACTCAGGACTCAACAGAATCCCGCTTGACCCAGCACCAGCTTGGGTAAATCAGCCAGATGTAGACATGACTCGTCAAGGACACTATCAGCAGGTTCTTATTTCTCTCTTGATGCACGGCAACTCGTACACACGCATCTTCCGCGACAACAGAGGTGAAGTTGTAAACCTAATGGCGCTTGACCCAGAAAGAATGAAGGTCACTCGGTCAGCAGTTGGTCGCAAGCTTTACGAATACGAAGATGACAAGAACCTAATGACTGCCGACCAGATTATTCACATCACAGACTTAGTTCTGCCAGGCAAGCTTGTCGGAACAAGTCGTGTGGAGAAACTTCGTGAAGCACTAGGACTAAACCTTGCTCTACAGCAATACGCTGCAAGATTCTTCGGTGCAGGTGCATCAGCTCAGGGTGTTATCGAGTTTCCTGGCAACCTAACACCAGAACAAGCAAAGCAGCTTGCTGATGGCTTCGACTCGCGCCACAAGAACAACTCACGCAGAGCGCACCGCACTGGTGTTCTTTCTGCTGGAGCTAAGTTTGTCTCAACTCAGGTAGATCCTGAAAAGTCACAGGCACTTGATTCACGCAAGTTCGGTGTAGAAGAAATCGCTCGTATCTTCAACATCCCGCTACACATGCTCGGTGTTCCAGACACAGCAAGCTACGCTTCGGTTGAGCAAAACGCAATTCAGTTCGTGACTCACACGCTTCGCCCATTTGCCGAAAAGATTGAGTGGGCTTACTCACGCCTACTGCCACCTAACGCTTACATCAAGTTCAACTTCGGTGCTTTGCTTCGTGGAGACCTAGAGTCACGCTTCAACGCTTATTCGGTTGCAAGCCAAGCTGGATTCTTGTCTATCAACGACATTCACGCTCTTGAGGACATGCAGCCTGTTGAAGACGGTGAAATCTACCGCGTTCCACTAGCGAACATAAACCTACCTGACGCAAAGCTTGTTGGCGAGCAGATGATGTACGACATTGTTTCCAAGCTTGTACAAGCTGGATACCAGCCAGATGACATCTTGTCTACATTCGGTTTGCCAGCTATTCCTCACTCTGGAGTACCTAGCGTTCAGTTGCAGCCTGTTGCTCAGATTGACCCTAACGCTCCAACTACTGTTTACGAGGAGTAGTCATGGCGATTTCAACCAACCGACTTACAGTTGGAACTGTTGCCACAATCGTAGATGGCACTTACAACTCTAACTTTCGCCTAATCATTCACAATGACGATAACACTGATGCTGTTTATCTTGGTGGTCCCGATGTCACTACAGCTAACGGCTTAGTTTTACAAAAAGAACAAACCATCCAGTTGCTCATGAATCCACTAGACAGCATCTATGCGGTATCAGGTAAAGCTGGACACACAGTCAGCTACATGAAGCAGGTCCAATGATAAATCCAGCAACATACAACATCACCGCTTACCAAGGTGCAACCTACGACCTAAACATGACTTGGGCAATCGGTGGAACAGCCGTGAACCTAACTGGTTACACCGCTGCCATGCAGGTAAAAGAAAACGCAAGCTCTACTGCTTCGGTACTAAGCCTTACTAACGGAAGCGGCATCACACTAGGCGGAACTGCTGGCACTATTGCTATTTCAGTTTCAGCAACCAGAAT